CCGTCGTTCATACAACCCGACTCGTAGCACAAGCTCCGGATTGCTATGGCGTAATAGTCACTGGCAATACCGAGACGGATACCGTAGAGGAGATCAACTGGGTAAGACGCCTAGGCTCACAAGTGATTCATCAAGTTGTGACCAACGGACCCATGATTGATTGCATTCGCCGGTGGGTGTCAGCGGCCGGCCCCGTGAAGGTGCCAGGAAAGTACTATATGGAACCCTCGACCATTGAGGAGGTCTGTAAGTTGCTTCCTTGGCGCCCGAACTATGTCCGAGATATGGTGGGAACAATGCCAGACTACAAATGGCTTGAACTCAACCTGAAGAGCAGCGCAGGGTTTCCTTGGGATCAGCCAAAGAAGGACCCGAAGGTCATGTTAGCTGCCTATCGGACTGCCTGTGACATTCTAAATGGAATTCGCGACGGTTCTATCGCGAAACTCCTCACCGAGCATCCTCAGTGGCTACTCGTGAAATTGATGAACAAGCTCGACAGATACGATATGCGAGAATTGCATGAGAAGAAAGACACCGGAACGGTTCGCCAGTACTTTGTGTACGGCTTCCACTGGGTCATTCTGTTCTCAGCTCTTACTCAGAATGTCTCGCAGTCAATGGTCGGCTTCTGGGAAGATCCTAGGTCCTTCTCAGCTCACGGGTTCTCGTGGCAGAATGGTGGCCCTCAGCGCATCGTCGATTGGATTCGATGGGCGTCGAAGCAGCCTCCAGGTTTGTACGGGATTGCATACTCTGATGACCAGTTGTGGGTTGTCGTGTGCAAAGACGGTACAGTCTACATTCTCACTCTCGATATAAAGCGGATGGATTTGACTTTGGTGGCAAATGTCGGACGCTTGTACGTGGAGTATGCGAAGAGAGTTCTGGCCGGAAAGATTGACGAAACCTGGAAGGGGGCCCTAACCTTGCAAGGAAAGTTAGCTTTCTCGTGCCCAGTGATTGTGGAGCATGGGTTGGTGTTTGAATCTAAGAACCACCTTCACAGTGGCGTACCAGGGACTCCAGAGTTTGATCAGGTAGCTTCGGCTGCCGCGTTCAAGCTTATGAGAGAACGCCTGGGCGCTCCTGCCAACCTGAAAGAGTTGAAGGAAGGCTTGGAAATAGGACTGGATGCGTGGAAGAGCCGGCTTGGGCTCACGGTGAAGCCATATGAGATATATGAGGCTAGCCGGGAGCTCTTGTCCGCCGACTTCGAGCGAGGGGGGTCATATCGCACTCCGTGGACTTTCTTAGGAAAGCACCTAGAGTATGCTCCCCAAGTGAGAGGCTGGCTTCCATGCAGTGATCCGCTTCGTGGGCTGGGAGCCATACTGGCTCCAAAGTCGCGACAGGAAGGATTCGCAGGAGTCCGGGGACAAATGCAGCGAGTGCGGCAGATTGTGGCGGCAGGTCTATTCTGCCACCCCATCATCTACCGCGGTGCCAACTGCTGGTATCAAGGGATTCGAAAGACAGGTGCTAAGCCTGCCGATCCATTCGAACCCGAAGACGCCAGTTTGTTGGACTCGGCTGTTGACCTGGAACTTGCGATGACGTTCTCCGACGACGAGTTCCCAACGTGGTTTGAGATGGCTAATCTTTACCTTCCAGAAGGAAAGAAAGTCGAC